ATATGGCTACGCGAATAGTTAAACTAACAGGTATTGCAGAATGGGCAAAGGTGTTTGAACAGAACAGGGATCTTACGGGTTGGAAGCCTACCCTTCAAGCAGAGGGTTCCTACGAAAAGTACAAGGGTGCTTGCACTATTGACATGATACTTGATGATGAAAACATTGCTAAACTTCAAGCAGCTAAATGCTCTAAAGATCCAAAGGTTGATCCAGAGGGCAGAGGAATGAAGGTGAAATTTGATAGGAAGTTCGATACTGGATATGATTGGAGCAGCGGTGCGCCTCGTGTTACTAAGTCTGATGACAGTGCTTGGGATTTTGATAATGATGGCACCATTGGCAACGGTTCTATTGTAGAGGCAACGATTGCTGTCTATGATCTACCTAAATATGGTAACACAGGAACACGACTAGAATCTGTTAAGGTTTTAGATCACGTTCAATATATCCAGCCACAGGACGGTGGTAGTTCTCCTCCTGCCACAAAGAAGCCTGTGACAACACCCCAAGAAGAAACAGTTTTATTCTAGGGGTGTAACTAGGGGGTGGGTACTAGGGGTGTATCCATCCCCACATTAAGGAATACTATGAAAAATATAGATACACTTGTAACGGATATATCTGAAGTTATTCAAGGGAAAGGCGGTTGGTCTTCTTTGATAGCTAAAGACATGGGGGATGGTATAGCACAGATCGCTAACGCAAGGTTCTCTAAGCCCCAAGAGCCTAGAGGATATCTATCCTTGTCTGGTCTAGGAACACCTTGTAAAAGAAAACTTTGGTTTAAAGTAAATTGTTCAGAGTCAGGGGAGCCATTAAAATACAATGTGCTTCTCAAATTTTTTTATGGGGATATAATAGAAGAGCTAATCTTGTCGTTAGCTAAAGCATCTGGACACGATATAAAAGGTCAGCAAGACAGACTTAATGTGCATGGTATAAAAGGTCACAGAGATGCAGTGATAGATGGTATGACTGTGGATGTTAAGTCCTGTAGTTCTTATGCATTTAAAAAATTTAAAAGTGGCACGCTAAGGGATGATGATGCCTTTGGTTACATATCTCAGCTATCAAGTTATGTTTATGCCGCAAAGGACGATCCTTTAGTTACCAATAAAACACATGGAGCTTTTCTAGCAGTTGATAAACAGAACGGAAACATTTGTTTGGATGTGCATGATTTTACTGAGGATCTAAAAACAAAAGAAAAAGAAGTAAAAGAAATAAAAGCTATGGTCAAAGGTGATATACCAAAAGATCGGATACCACCAGTACCACAATCTAAAACAAGTCCCAACATGAAGTTAAGTATGGCTTGCAGTTATTGTGACTACAAGAAAAGATGCTGGCCTACATTAAGGACTTTCCTCTATAAGACAGGCCCATTACATCTTGTCCATATAGAGCATGAGCCTAACGTACTAGAGATTAAACATGACCAGGCAAGCTAAACAAAAAGGAAGACTGGGACAACAAGAGATAAGGGACAAACTTTTGGAGACATTTCCTGATCTTGAGCCTGATGATATTAAGTCTACAATTATGGGAGATAGTGGTGCAGATATACAGTTGTCACCAGCAGCTAGAAAAAAGATACCACTATCTATTGAAGTAAAGAGGAGAAAGTCTGAACTAAAAACAGTTTATGGTTTTATTGAACAAGCGACTAAACATTCTGGTGAGGAACCTGTTGTATTTTTTAGATCAGATAGAAAACCTTGGGTTGTCATGATAGGTCTAGAACACTATATGGAGTTATTGAAAGGTTGGAAAACGTGATAAAAGTTTGGGGAATAATAGATGGACCAATATGTATAGAAGATTTACCAGAGGATGAAGAAGCCCCAGAGTATATGGAATATCTCTTGGTTTGCAAGGCTGAAATAGATGGTGAAATAGAGCCTGTAAACTTTTGGTTTGCTGATTTAGAACAAGCATACGAATGGCAAAAACACTTCAGCAAACACATAGAACCACTACACATAAATGACTCACACAGGGATATAATGATATGACAAAAACAGCAGTAGTATTTACATGTGCACATGCAGATCCATCTGTATCTAATGAAAGATTCGATTGGCTTTCAGATTTTTTATATGATATTAGACCTGATTATGTAATTGATCTAGGTGATGGTGCGGATATGAAATCTTTAAATAGCTATGACACCAGGTATCCTCAAGCCATAGTAGCACAAAACTATGAGTCTGATATAAATTGTTATAACGATTCTCAAGAACGACTAAGAGCTAAGTTTAAAAAGATGAAAAAGAAACGTCCTGCCTTCATAGGTATGGAAGGTAATCATGAAAATAGGATTAAGAAAGCTATAGCTAATGATCCAAGACTAGAAGGTGTGACACATGGTATAAGTTTCTCACACCTACAAACAGATGTGTGGTTTGATGAATATTATGAATACGAAAACTCAGCCCCCTCCATCTTTGATCAGGATGGTATATCATATTCACATTACATTGCTTCTGGTAATTATGGCACAGCTATGTCTGGTGATCATCACGCTTACAACCTCCTCAAAAAGCGTCATAGCTCTACTACTGTTGGTCACAGTCATAGGCGTAATATCTTTTTTAAGGATGACGCTCACCCTAATCCAACTATCGGGCTGGTCGCGGGTTGCTTCAAAGGAAGAAAAGAAAGTTGGGCTGGGCAGTCTAACAACGAGTGGTGGAAGGGCATCGTTGTTAAAAGAAATATCCAAAACGGGTATTATGAACCAGAGTTTATCTCACTGGAAAGACTACGAGATATCTATAGCAAGTGAAAACTTAATAAAAAATATCAGGATAAGGGAGGGAACACTTGACTAATGTTTATAAATAAGTATAACTTGGGGTTTCAACATGACTTATGAGATCACCCTAAATATATTAGTTGATAAAGACGCAAACTTTCTAGAGGTTTCTGGAAATAATTGTGATGTAGTGAAAGACTTGATTAGGTCTGCGTTATATGATATAGACGATATAGAGATAATAAAATGTGAGGTGCTCTTTGAAGATACTGACTAGGGAAGAAATAAACAGTTGGGACAACCCTGTAACGAACACCAAGATAGGAATAAGTATGAACAATTATTTACCCACAGATTACCAAGCATTTATTCATACTTCTAGGTATGCTAGGTGGCTTGATAAAGAAAAACGTAGAGAGTCTTGGCTAGAGACTGTTGAAAGATATATGGATAATGTAGTCAGACCTAAGATAGGTGATGATTCATATGTTGATCAAATACGTGACTGTATTTTAAACCTAGAAGTTATGCCATCTATGAGAGCGTTAATGACTGCAGGGCCAGCACTAAGTAGGGATAACACTGCAGGATATAACTGTAGCTATCTACCTATCGATGACCCCAAGGCTTTTGATGAGGCTATGTTCATCCTCCTCTGTGGCACTGGTGTTGGCTTCAGTGTCGAGAGGCAGTACATCAATAAGCTCCCTGAAGTCCCTACTCTCTTCCAAAGCGATACCACTATCGTTGTAAGAGACAGCAAGGAGGGATGGGCTAAGGCGTTTAGACAATTGTTGGCACTCCTATGGGCTGGTGAGATTCCCAAATGGGATACCTCAAAGGTTCGTCCTGCTGGTGCAAGGCTAAAAACATTTGGTGGTAGGGCTAGTGGTCCTGCACCCTTGATAGACCTATTTAATTTTTCAGTGAAAGCATTTAAAGACGCTCAAGGTAGAAAACTCTCCAGCATTGAGTGCCATGATATTATGTGCAAGGTTGGTGAAGTGATAGTTATGGGGGGTGTTCGTAGGTCTGCTATGATATCTCTCAGTAATTTATCTGATGATCGTATGCGTCACGCTAAATCAGGTGCTTGGTGGGAGAATGATCCCCAACGCGCTCTTGCTAATAACTCAGTCTCTTATACAGAAAAACCAGATGCTATTTCTTTTATGCGTGAGTGGCTGTCTTTGGTAGAATCAGGGAGTGGAGAGCGTGGTATATTCAATCGTGAAGCAAGTAAAAAACAAGCTAGTAAGTTTGGTAGGAGAGATTCTGATTGGGACTTTGGGACTAATCCATGCAGTGAAATCATACTTAGGCCGTATCAGTTTTGTAATCTTACAGAGGTTGTGGTCAGGGCTACAGACACTGTTGACGATCTTGAAAGGAAAGTCAGAGTTGCAACTATACTTGGAACTATTCAATCTACGTACACCAAGTTCCCATATCTGCGAAAAGTGTGGCAGCGTAATACAGAAGAAGAACGTTTGCTTGGTGTGTCACTCACAGGGATAATGGATAATAAACTACTCACCATCAAAAATAAAGGATTGGAGAAAACTCTTGAACATTTACGTGAAGTTGCTGTTAATGTTAATTCTATGTGGGCTGATCGCTTGGATATTCCCAAGTCCACCTCTATTACCTGCGTGAAACCAAGTGGAACCGTATCACAACTTGTTGACTCTGCTAGTGGGATACACGCACGTCATTCAAATTATTACATTAGAACCGTTAGAGGAGATAACAAAGACCCTCTTACCGCCTTCATGAAAGATCAAGGTATACCTAGTGAGCCTGATGTTATGAAGCCTGATGTAACTACGGTGTTTAGTTTTCCAATGCAATCACCACAAGGGGCAGTAACCACAGCAGATCTTACTGCTATTGAACAACTAGAAACTTGGTTGATCTATCAAAGACATTGGTGTGAGCACAAGCCTAGCATAACAGTTAATGTTAGAAAAGACGAATGGTTTGAAGTGGGTGCATTTGTATACAAACATTTTGATGAGATGTCAGGTGTATCCTTCTTGCCCTATAACGAACACACTTATCAACAGGCACCATACCAGGAGATACAGAGATCAGACTATAAAAAATTATTTGATCTTATGCCAAAAGCTATTGACTGGAGTAAACTTTCAGGGTATGAAAAAGAGGACACTACCTCTAGCAGTCAGACACTAGCTTGCACAGGGGATGTTTGTGAGATAGTAGATATAGGAGCATAAGATGAAATTCAAAACAGCAGGAGACTTTGATCCTGTCAATAGTCCACCACATTATACGATACGAGATGGTATAGAATGCATTGAATACATTAAACAAGTCTTGACACCAGAACAATTTAAGGGTTACTGTCATGGTAATGTGATTAAGTATCAGCATCGTCATGGATACAAAGGTAATCCTATAGAGGACATGGAGAAAGCAGACT